TTGGATATCTTATGCTCGGTGGCGGTGAGCAACGCAGATTGCGGCGCGGAACCTATGGCGGAAGCTTTGCGGGTGGGCAAACATTCAACGCAAGCACAGATTTCGAGGTCTTCTAATGGCTTTAGTCCAACTGCCCCAGGTAAGAATGGGCCACGATGAGCATATCGTCCCGCTGACCTACGATCATTTAGCCAGAATAAACCTTAAAGAAGAGAACAAAGATTTTGCTAACGTGATACCTAACTACATTAACTATGTCTGGGATCACGCCGTAGACGGGATGAGCTGGTCTGGCATCGGGAGAGGTAAGGTTGTCTGTGCGTTTGGCATTCGCCCCTTTTGGGATGGGGTTGCAGAGATGTGGCTGATCCCCGGCAAAGAGATTGAGCGCCATGCGATATCGGTTATACGGGCTTCTAAGCAGCTAACCGATACCGCAATAGCTAATAACGGCATAAAAAGGCTACAGATCTGCGTAAACACGAATAACGATACCGCATTTAGGTTTGCCAAGGCACTACGTTTCGAGGTAGAAAGTATTATGAGAAAGTACGGACCGGATGGGTCTGACTACTACATGATGGTGAGGTTTTAATATGTCTGGAATATTTGGCGGTGGTCGGCCCGCTCCCACCCAAGCGCAAAAAGATGCAGAGGCCGCGCAAGCTAAGGCTGAACAAAAAGCGGAGGCTCAAAATAAATTCGAGATGAAAAGTGCAATGAAGCGCCGCAGGCTTATGAAAACAGGTGGTTTAAAGCTTTTGTTCTCACCGGCCAAACTAGAAGGTCCAGGCGACTTGCCTAAGACGTCAAAGCTTGGAGGTGGAACTTAATGATCTTTGCTAAAGCTTTAGGAAAGATTTTTTCTGACATCAATAAGAAAAAAGCCGACCTAGATCCATTTGGGGGAAAATACACCCCGATGGAAAAATATTCGCAGAAAAAGCGACTGGAAATGCTCGACAAGATGATGAGCAGCAGCGATAACGATAAACCATCTAAACCATCTAAGCCAGATGCAAAGGCTGCCGCTCGTGCTCGAATGATTGCAGAGGGCAAAGAAAAGAGAAAGAAGTTTGAAAAAGAAAAGGGAAACAGGGTTGCTAAAAGACGCAAGCTGTTACTGAAGATAAAGGATTCGCAATGACTAAAATCAAATCAGATCCCCGCGTTCACCACAGAAATCGCCCAGCCGTTGAGCTGGTTCGTGCAAGAGATTCTAAGGGCGGGTTCGTTGCTGACGATCTTAACACTCCTGAGAATGAGGCCTGGGTAGAAAAGCCAAAGGCTAAAGCAAAAGCTAAGCCCAAAGCCAAGAAGTAAGATATGGTCAAGAAAGCTCATCAAAACCCAAAGGGCGGCCTTAATGAGGCCGGTCGAAAGCACTTTGAGCGTAAGGATGGGGGCAATTTAAAGGCTCCCGTCAAGACAGGGACCAATCCCCGGCGTGTTAGCTTTGCTGCTAGGTTCGCTGGGATGAAAGGCCCGATGAAGAATGAAAAGGGTGAACCCACCCGCAAGGCACTGGCTCTAAAGGCATGGGGTTTTGGATCGGTAGAGGCAGCGCGTAACTTCGCTAACCGTAATAAAAAAGGATAATGAGATGGCTCGGCTAGACGTAAGAGAGATCATGGAGCGTGAGGCCAAGGCCCAATCCCGCAAGGATCAATGGCGTACTATCTATGAGGATTGCTACGAGTTTGCTCTGCCGCAGCGCAATATGTACGATGGAAACTATGAGGGTAACACCGCCGGTCAGAAGAAGATGGGCCGTGTGTTTGACTCTACAGCGATCTCAGCCACTCAGCGTTTTGCTAACCGCATACAAGCTGGCTTGTTTCCACCACAGAAAGCGTGGTGCCGCCTAGAGGCCGGTAGTGGCATCCCAAAAGAACAACAGCCACAGGCTCAAGCTGCGCTTGATGCTTACACTGAGCGGATGTTTGAGGTAATGCGCCAGACTAACTTTGATCTGGCTATGGGCGAGTTCCTTCTGGATCTCTGTGTAGGCACTGCCGTGATGATGGTGACGCCTGGTGATGAGGCAACTCCGATCCGCTTTACACCCATCCCTCAGTATCTCGTTTCGATTGAAGAAGGCACATTCGGCAATGTCGATAATGTGTATCGCAAGCTAAGAATGAAGGCTGAAGCGATACCGCAAGAGTTCCCTGATGCTGAAATGACGCCGGAATTGGTAGATGCGATATCACGATCACCATCTAAAGAGATCGATCTTATGGATGCTGTGATCTATGATTACGAAAGAGCGATATATTGCTATCATGTTATCTGGCCTGGTAAGCGGCAAGATCTGGTCTACCGCACCATGAAGTCTTCGCCATTTATCGTTGCGCGTTACATGAAAGTTGCCGGTGAGATCTATGGCCGTGGTCCCCTGGTTACTGCGATTGCTGACATCAAGACGCTAAACAAGACCGTTGAGTTGGTCCTGAAGAATGCTTCTTTGTCGATCTCTGGCGTATATACTGCTGCTGACGATGGCGTTCTCAATCCTCAGAACGTAAAGATCCAGCCTGGTGCAATCATTGGTGTGGCTCGTAACGGTGGCGCACAGGGTCCGTCCCTGTCTCCCCTTCCCCGTGCCGGTGACTTTAACACAAGTCAGATCGTTATGAATGATCTACGCATGAACATTAAAAAGATCTTGATGGATGATACGTTGCCGCCTGACAATATGTCAGCCCGGTCTGCTACTGAGATCGCTGAGAGATCCCGTGAGCTTGCTTCTAATCTGGGTTCTGCGTTTGGTCGATTGATCGATGAGACGATGATCCCGCTGGTGTCACGCATTCTCTATGTAATGGACCAGGCTGGTTACATCGATCTTCCGCTCAAGGTCAACGGTGTAGAGGTAAAGGTCACGCCGGTGGCTCCTTTGGCTCAGGCTCAGAAGTTACAAGAGGTGAACGATATCGTGCAGTTTATGCAGATTGCCAACTCTCTAGGCCCACAGGGTCAGATGGCATTGTCGATCCCACGGATTACAGCATTCATTGCCGATAAGATGAACATCAAACAGGACTTGCTTACCACAGCGGAAGAGCAAGAAATGATGATGCAACAGATGCAGGCGCAAGCAATGGCCGAACAAGGGCCGCCGACTGCTAATGATGGTGGAGCAACAATGGAGGCTATGCAATGAGTTCACCCGATGGGTGGGAAGGTTTAACCCAAGCAATAAGCGAAAGCCCAAAGGCTGCTGATATAGATGTTCTATACGGCAAGGTTTTTAAAAGCACAGAGGGGCAACGTGTTCTAAGTCATTTGCGCAGCATAACGATTGAGCAACCGACTTGGTTTCCTGGAGAGGATGCGAGTTTCGGCTATGTAAGGACAGGCATGGCAGAGATGGTACGCATGATTGAGAAAAGAATAGAAAGGTCAAACAATGGCTGAAGCAATGGCAGAACAAGTGGAGGCTGACGCCCCAATGATTAACGTAGCAGAGCCGGACACTCCTCAAGAGGATGCGCCGGTTGCTGTGCATGAAGCGCCGCAGGGTGAGCCTGCTGCTGCAAGTGATGATGAGCCGTTACAGCGGCCAGATTATTATCCAGAAAAATTTTGGGATGAGGACGGCCCAGATGTTGAAAAGCTGGCAAAGAGTTATGCAGAGCTTGAGAAAAAGTTTAAAGCCGGAAAACATAAAGCACCGGAAGAGTATGATGTATCTGCACTTGCGGATCAGGGTTTGGACTCTGACGATCCGACTGTCGCCGTATATCAGGATTGGGCTAAAGAAAACGGGATTAGCCAGGGTGCATTCGAGGATCTTGCAGGCCGTGTACTTGCCTTGTCTAAGGATGAGCAGGAGAGCGTACAGTACGATCAGCGCGTGGAGATGGAGAAGCTAGGGGCAAATGCTTCTGAGAAGATCCAAATGACTGAGCGCGTCTTGATGAAGGCTCCTCTGAATAACTCTGAGCGTGAAGCGATAGCATATTCACTGAACAACGCTGACGCAATTAATGCTTTCTTGAAGTATCACCAGGCCATTACGAATGAGAACATTCCTATTAAGCCTACGATCCAGCAAGAGACCATGACAAAGCAGGATTTGCAAGTTGCTATCTCTGACCCGCGCTGGCAAAGCGATGCTGCTTGGCGCACTCAGATGGAACAAAAGTGGTTCCAATCTCAGCAAAAGTGATAGAGACTTGCAATAAATATCGCTTGCGTGTATTTTAGCCTTAACGGCTAACCGTGCTCGGCCCGTTGGATGTAGTAATCTACTGGTTGGCGCGGCCATAACGCGCAAGCGACCGCCCGGAACCTCGGATAACGGAAGCGTTTAATTGAAACGCAAAAGGAGGTTTTTGCAAATGGCGATTAACGTCTCAACCGCGTTTGTTGATCTTTTCGATTCTGAGGTCAAACAAGCGTATCAAGCCGAATCTGTGCTTCGTGGCACAATGCGGACCCGCACCGGCGTTGCCGGTAATACTGTTAAGTTCCCAACAATCGGTAAAGGTGTAGCCACGCTCCGCGTACCACAAACCGATGTTACTCCACTTAACGTCACATACGGCCAAGTAACTGCGACAATGGAAGACTACATTGCAGCAGAATACTCAGACATCTTCCAACAGTCCCACATCAACTTTGATGAGCGTTCTGAATTGGTACAGGTTGTATCTAAGTCTATTGCTCGTCGCATGGACCAGATCATGATCGATGCTCTGAACGCGGCCACTGGCACATCTACTGTTGCAACAACAATCGGTGGTGCTGGCACAAACATGAACATCGAAAAGCTCCGCGCTACTGCGAAAGCTATGAATGAGAAGAACGTACCTTCTGAAGGCCGTAACTTGCTCATGCACGCTTCTCAGCTAGATGCTTTGCTCGGTGAAACTGAAATCACAAGCCAAGACTTTGCTTCTGTCAAAGCTCTTGTCCAAGGTGAGATCAACACATTCATGGGCTTCAACATCTTGACAATGGGCGACCGTGACGAAGGCGGTATTCCTAAGCCTTCTACTCGTACTTGCTTTGCCTGGCACAAAGATTCGATGGGCTATGCTGAGTCGATGGCTCAGAAAACCGAAGTCAACTATGTCCCAGAAAAGACATCGTTCTTGGTTAGCTCCATGTTCTCTGCTGGTTCCGTCTCAATTGACGGCGAAGGCATTGTCAAAATTTCTTGCACTGAATAAGGAGAATAAGACATGGCATTCGCAACAGCAAATTGGGCAACAGTTGGCGCTTCTAAAAGCGGCAATGCTCCAGCTATCTATAGCTACAAATCTTCTGGTGATAACAAAGCTGCTATCGCTGGCTCTGGCTATTTCAACACAGTTGAAGCTCTTATCACTACTGGTGATTGGATCTACACATACGGTAGCGATGGCGGTCAAACGCTTGTCGCCACCAACACCTCTGGCGTTATCACAACGGCAGTAATCTAAAGAAAGAGGGGGCTGGACCCACTGGCCCCCTTTACCCTTTACGGAGAACGATTATGGCTGCTGGTGATACTTCACTTTCGATCTGCTCGGATGCTCTGATACTGTTGGGCGCTTCGCCCATTTCTTCTTTTACAGAAGGATCTGACTCAGCCCAGGCTTGTGATCGACTTTATCCAGATCTCCGTGACTCGCTGCTTTCAAACTATCAATGGAGCTGGAGCGTTAAAAAGGTGCAGCTAAATCGGCTGTCTACTGCTCCTATCGATGAATGGAAGTATGCCTATCAGATGCCGGGAGATATGCTCTCTGGTGTCTTAGCCTTATTTACAAGCGCTGGTATTGGCGAGAACCCTGTCCGGTACGGGTGGGAAGTTTACGGCGATCAGCTATACACAAATTTCGAGAAGGTTTTTATCGACTACCAAGGTACGGTTGATGAAAGCAAAATGCCAAATTACTTTGTGCGCCTTCTCCGCACCTCACTGGCTGCTGAGTTAGCCTTTACAATTACCGATCAGATTAGCAAGTCAGACTACTTTCGGGCCTTGGCATATGGCTCACCCGGTGAGTCAAACCGTGGTGGCTTGATGCGTGAGGCAATGAACATAGATAGTCGCGGTAAGCCGCCGCAGATCATTGAGGATTATTCTCTTATTGATGTGAGATACTAAAATGCGGATTATGCAGTTCCAAACGAACTTCTCGGTTGGTGAGCTTGATCCGCTTATCCGCGCTCGTACCGACTTGCAGCAATATCAGAACGCTCTTGAGGAAGCTACGAATGTAATCATTCAGCCTCAAGGGGGCTTTAAGCGCCGGGATGGTACGAAGTTTATCTATGACTTTGGATCAAGTTTTACTGACTTCAAGGTAATCCCCTTTGAGTTTAGCGTTGATGATAGTTACCTGTTGGTATTTGTCACTCAGAGGATTTATGTCTTCAAGGCTGGTGTCTTGCAGACGAATATTAACGGATCTGGTAATGACTATATTACAGCAACCGATATCACTACCGCTATGCTGGACAACATTAACTATACCCAGGCGGTTGATACGCTCATTCTCTGCCATGAGGATCTTCAGACAAAGAGGCTTGTGCGCAACAGTGACACAAGCTGGACGCTAGAGAACTTGCCTCTGACAAATCTTCCTCAGTATGCTTATGCCTTTGACACGCATCAGCCAGACTTTACGATCACGCCCAGCGCCACAACTGGAAACATTACGATCACAGCTTCGTCAATGACTACTGACAACGGTACGGCCCAAGCGGGTGGAGCGAATACAATTACCTTGAAGGCGGCGTCTAGTTACAGCACTGACGATCAGCCAAATGGTATGTTCATTACATTAACTTCCGGCACAGGCTCCGGTCAGACTAGGCACGTTGAGGACTATGTGGCCTCTACTAAGGTGCTGACTGTCTATCCCGCATGGGATACGGCTCCCGATAATACCACGGGTTACAAGGTGGAGGCTTTTGCTCCCTCTGCCGTTGGTGAATACGCCCAAGTCACAAGCACATTTGGCCGCGCTCGATATGTTGAATATGTATCGCCTACAGTTATGAAGGCTGTCACGGAAGTGGACTTCTTTGACACGGACGCCATTACCGCTGGTTTATGGGAGAGTGAGCATGGCTATGAGGATGTTTGGTCAAACACTCGCGGCTGGCCTCGGTCTGCTGCATTCCATGAGGGCCGGTTGTATTTTGGTGGATCTAAGTCTCGGCCAAATACCATCTGGGGTTCTGGTGTAATCAATTACTTTGATTTCAACGCCGGTACTGGACTTGACGATGAGAGCGTTGAGGCAACAATCAACACTAATCAGCTCAATACTATCGTCAACTTGTTCTCTGGCAACGACTTTCGGATCTTCACAACCGGTGGTGAGTTTGTAATCTTACAAGGGACCAATGAGCCAATTACTCCTTCGTCTTTCTTTGTACGGCCACAGACACGGCTTGGATCAAAGTCTGGTATTCCAATAGAAGAGCTGAACGGCGCGTCAATCTTTATTCAGCGCCAGGGTAAATCTATTAACGTCTTCCAGTTTGGCGATACTACAGCATCCTATCAGGTACAGAACATATCAGCTCTAAGCTCTCACTTGCTAAAAGATCCTGTGGACATGGCGGCGCGTAGGGCTGCGTCTACAGATGAATCGGATCGCCTGTTTGTGGTTAACGGTACTGACGGATCGATGGCGGTTTACTCTATCCTGGTCGGTCAGAATGTTATTGCCCCAAGCCGGTTTACAACAGACGGTGAGTTTATAGCTGTGGGCGTTGAGGTTGCAGATGTTTATGTGATCGTTAAACGGACCATTGATGGCACTGACAACTATATGCTGGAGAAGTTTGACCCAGATCTTACGCTAGATAGCGCTAAGGAGGGCGGAGCGGCGTCCTCAGTGACGTTACAGCATCTTGAGGGGGAGACAGTCCAGATCATTAGAGATGGCGTTCTAGAGCCAGAGCAGACGGTCCCTGGCTCTCCCTACACGGTTACGTTTGCTTCGGCAGCTACGTCTAGCTACCAGGTTGGTTTGAATTACACAATCACGGCTAGAACGATGCCTGCGGAGCCGGTGCTGTCTTCTGGATCTGTGCAGGGCTTTAAGAAACGTATTATCCAGGTTGATGCTATTGTGAACAGCACGAAGGATATGACGATTAACGGCAAGCAGGTCTCGTTTAGGAACTTTGGCGAGGATGTACTTGATTCACCGGTTGAGCCTTTCACTGGCATAAAAACTATGCACGGTTTGCTGGGATATAGCGGAACGGGGCAGATTACGATTAGTCAAAATGTTCCATTGGAAATGATTGTTCTCGGTCTTGAGTACCGTTTAAGCGTGGGGAATTGATATGTCTGGTTTAATGGCAACGGGTGGTTTCCAGTTATTTTCAGCAGGAGTTTCAGCTCTTGGTCAAATTTCTGCGGGGGCTGCTCAAAAGCGTCAATACCAAATGCAAGCAGAGCAAGCAGAGCTTCGTGGCCGTTCTGAGGCCATTGCCTATAAGCAGCAGGGGGCTGATGCTTTGCGCAATCTAAATGAAACGCTTGCTGCAGTTATATCTCGATCTGCTGCCGGTGGTGTTGATCCTACATCTGGATCGGCGGCAACCATGCAGATGTTTGCTTTGTCTGAGGGCGCTAGAGAGAAACAAATTGCTCAAGACAACGCTATTATGGCTCTCGGCCAGGCAAGCACTCAGGCCGCAATTTATCAATCCGCTGGTCGCACAGCGCAGTTATCTTCTTATGTATCCGCCGCCGGTACTCTCGGCCAAGGTGCATATCGGTACGGACAATTAGCATAGGTTAGAACATGGCAATCCTTCCAAGATATCAGCGCACCGGTCTACAGACCCGTCAACCACAGCAGATGGATTTTGCCGCTACGCGCGAACAGGCAAGGTTGGGCCAGACTATTTCTCAGCAAGTTGATCGTATGTCCGACTTTGCTTTCAGGCAGGCTTCTCAGGCAGCGGAAATCCGTGGGCAGGAGCGTGTGCGCGAAGAAGGTGCTTTGCCTACCCTGGCCGCATTAGATGAAGCCGGTGGACCTACTACAATAGCAGAACGTGCAGCATATGCACTTGGAAGTCGTGTTGCTGTAGCCGAAATACAAAATACCGCTGAAATTGAAACAATGCGGATTTTGAATGAAGCCGAAAGGGATGAAACTCCATTTACGAAAGTTCAAGCACAACTATTAGAACTTACTGACGGTTACTCAGAATCGCTGAGAGTAATTGATCCGACTGCTGCAACCGTTTTGAGAGAAAACCTAAACGGCGTAACAGCCAAGGCAACAGAAAGATATTCAAATTGGTATGTAAACGTACAAGCTCAAAAGCAAAAGGTGAAGGCAGCTAACGCGGCGGATCTGCAATATAACAATATTATCGAGAACGCGATCCTTCCAGGTTCAAACGCTGTAACGATCAAACAACAAATTGCTAAATCTGTTGAGCTTTTAGGCGGCTTATCACTTTCGGAAAAACAGCTCAAAGCTTTTGAAACTAAAGCTTACAATGACGCTATAAAAGAAAACTACATATTTAATTTCAATTCTTCTCCGGTTGAAAAGCAAGAAACAATCTTAAAAAGAATGGAGACAGTTCCGGCCCCCGGTATGACTTTAGCAGAAACGCAATCTTTTAGAAAAAGCCTCCAGGGAACATACAGCAAAAACGCAGCGATTAGAGAGCAAAAAGTTTCAAATGTTGTTTCATTGATTAGTGAGCAAGATGATATTGCTATTGCTGGGGGTGTCGTTTCTCAGAAAATGCTAACACAGATAGAAGCTCAACTTGATGCTTTTGGGCCAGAAGGCGATAGAGCAAGAGCTGCTTATGAGCGCATGATTTTTGATATTGATACTGCTAATAATCTCAAAGCCATGATGCCTGCTGATTTAGCTAGTTTTGTTACCTCAATGGAAGCTGGTCTTCCTGGCGTTGGTGAGCCTGGTCGGGACACGGATGTAGAAGTCAAAACGTATGATTTTGCTGTTAAAATGTTGGATCAGTTTAATAAAGACATAAACGACAATCCGATTTCCGCTGCTGTTAAAAGGCAACTTACCGATGATAATAATAACTTAATCCAAATTAAGCCAATTGACTTTAACCAAGATCCAAATGCTGTGGTCGCAGATCTTAGTTTAAGGTTTGACCAGGCGAAGCTAGTCTCTAAAGCATATGGGACACCTCTTACTTTATTTACTAAAGAGGAAACCAAATTGTTCTCTAATGTTCTTAAATCTGCGTCTATAAACGATAGGTTGATTGCTTTGGAATCTGTTGTTGCCAGTGGGGATACTATCGCGCTTCAAGCCTTTGAAGAGCTGGCCGGTACAGATGGAGCGTTTTATGCTGCCGTAGGGGCTTCAATGGTTTCTGGAAACAGAGATGTTGCCACCCGTGCGCTACAGGGCCAAGCTATTATTGAGGCAATGGGTAAGCCTAAGCTGACATCAGACAAGGATATGCCGGACGCAGATTCAATTTCAAATGCGGTCTTTAGATCTGTATTCGGTGAAACCCTGGATGCTGTACCGGCTTACAGAGCAATGGCTGAAAATCTGTATGCTTTTTATGCGGAAGGCGCTACTGAGTTCAATGAAGAACTTTGGAGAAATTCTTTAAACCAGGCTGTTGGATTTAATCCTGAGAATGGAACGGGTGGTATCGATACAGTAAGGTCTGTTTCAACCCTTATTCCTAGCGGGAATACTGCTCTTGATGTGTCAAATGCTTTGACAGAAATGGACGCAGATATACTTTCGCAAGCCTCGGGATTTGAGGTAGATGGGGAGATCGTTTATCAAAATGTAGCTCCTGAGATGTTTGAGGCTTTGTCAGGTGAGATCGAGTTGTCTCTAGTTGATCCTGGAGCTAAAATATATCAGGTAATAAAAAGCGAGGGTACTTCTGGAGATTACAATCTTGTCTCTTTGGGAGGTAACAACTACGGATTTATGTATAAAGACAGTGGTGACTTCATTAACGATGACAATGGGGACATGTTTGTTTTTGACCTAAAAAAGGTAATTGAACTTACTGCCGCCCGTGGTCCGGTTTATTATACGCAGGATCAGAAAGATGCGTTTGATGCTCAGAAGGATGTGGGTCAAGGAATTATTCCAGAAACATTGCTGGAGAAAATGGCTGCCCCAGGCATCGGTGTAATACCATCGACTATCGTATCTGCGACAACATCTCTTGCAGAAACCGTATCAGACGTTGCTGAAGCTGTATCTGAAGCCCCGGCTGCTGGTGCTGCGGCTGTAAGTGAGCTTGATGAAAGAGAGGCGATCCAAACTAGATTAATTGAGGTACGGGAACAATTTGATCCGGGAACAACCGAACACAAATACCTTAGCGCCTTTATTAAACGTGCGTTTGATTCAGAAAAAGTTTCCGTGGAAGAGCTAAGGACTGTGGAGAAAGATTTTAAATGAACCTTGGAAAAGCAGATATAAAGTTTTTAAATTCTGACCCAAGAAGGAAGATGTCAGCTCCTGCTGCTACATGGGCTGAGAATTTTGTAAAGACTAAGGACTTAGGTTTTATAAATGACAGTGCTGGCGCTAATTCCCCTGCTTTTGCCAAGCAAGAAGTTTGGGATCCTATAATTGAATCGCTTAATGAAACTGAGTTTCTAAATAACGGCGAGAGATGGACTAACCCTGCTCGATATCTAATATCTGCGCCGACTACTGGACAGTATAAGTCTGAAACGGCTTACAATAATGCGATTGAAAAGATCTTCTCTACCATCAGGCAGAACCAATATGATCTACCGCCTGATTTAAACCAGGTAAATGAAAATTTTATTCAAAACCAAACTAAGGAATTATTTACAAGATCTCGCGCAGAGATGCAAAGACTTGCCGATGATAATCCTGAGTTTAAATATGCTGTTGCTAGATTCTTAGGTGGCATGGTTGCATCATTTAGCGATCCAGTTACTCAGCAAGCTATGATGCTGGAGGGCGCTGTTGCCATTGGCAGAACCATGTGGCGGCAACTATTTAACTCTGCTGTTTTAAATGGTGGAGCTGGTGCTTTTTCTGAGATTGCAGTTAAAGAATGGTATGATGAGCTTGACGTTGATTATGAGTTTTCTGACTTTGTGCGTAATGTTTCTGAAAACGCTGCCTTGGGTGCAGCTCTCCCCCTTGCTGGTGCTGGCGTAAAACTAACAGCTAATCAATTAAGGAGAGGGTACTTAGCTCTAACTGGCAACAACCAGCGCGGCACATTAGAAAATCGTGAAATGGCTGCGGCACTATTAGAAGCTGAAGAGTTTGAAGAGATAGAAAACCCACTTCAATCAGCCACACCTAATGAAGCTCAATACGTTCATAACCAAAGGTTAGTTGAAGCTGGTGCTGCTGCGGCCAATGCACAGCCACCGGCTATGTCTCCAGATGCTCCATTGCCTTTAAAATCTGTTGATCCATTACGAGATGAATTAAACGCATTGGATAAAAAATGGGAAGCAAACAATGCCAAATTAAAAACGGCTGAAGCAGAAGGTCTTGAAATTCAAAATCGGTTAAATGATGCTTATGATGCTGATCCAAGTCTTACAAAGGACAGTAAGATAATAAAAGATATAATATCTGAAAATAAACTAAATCAGTCTAAAGTTGAGGAGTTACAATCTATACAAGATGGACTAGGCAAACAGCGTGGAAAGATTTTAGACAAACAAAAACAGGCGGCTAAGACTTCCCCTGTTGTAGCGGATGTTAATAATCTTGAAGGTGTAAACCTTATATCTATGGTGAAGGCTTCTGAGATTGGCGTTGATGCAGAAACATTCCAATTCAAAGCAGAGGGTGATGAGTTTGGCGTTACTGCAAGATTGCAAGGGGTCCAGACATTCAACCCATATTGGGCTGGCACTGTTAGTGTTTATGAATATGCAGATGGTCGAAAGGTTATTGCAGATGGACACCAACGCCTTGGACTAGCTAAACGTATTATGGCTCAAGATCCGTCTCAGGATATCAGTCTACACGCATACACATTTAGAGAAGTAGACGGTATCACGCCAGAAGAAATGCGCGTGGTCGCTGCTTTGAAAAACATAGTAGAGGGAAGCGGTACAGCAATTGATGCTGCAAAGGTCTTGCGTGTAGATCCTTCTAGGCTTCCAGATTTGCCACCAAATTCAGAGCTTGTGCAGCAAGCTAGAGGCATAATGCCTTTAAGTGACAATTCATTTGGCATGGTTGTAAACGGGGTTGTACCGGCTAAGTATGCGGCATTTGTAGGTAGGTTAATTGACGATCAGGACTTGCAAGACGCAGCAATGAGTGTGCTTGCCAAAGCTAACCCAGAAAACAAATTCCAAGCTGAGGCTATAGTTCGCCAGGTAAAAGAAACCCCTTCGGAGCAAGTAACTCAAATATCTTTGTTTGGCGAAGAGCTAATGACAGAGAGTTATTATTTCGAGCGTGGTAAAATTCTGGACAGAGCTTATAAAGAGTTGCGCAGAGATAAAGCTGCGTTTGAAACACTTGTAAGAAACGCTGAAAGGTTAGAGGCTGAAGGAAACATCCTTGCGGCTGATGCAAATCAAAGAAAGGCGGCTACAGATGCCCAAACGATCACGCTCCTCCAAGCGCTTGCAAACCGCAAAGGGCCGCTCTCGGACGCCCTCAATGATGCAGCAAAGACAGCAAGGGACACAGGAAGCTATGGCCCAGCCACAAACGGATTCCTTGATGCTGTCAGACGATCAATTGACGCAGGCGATTTCCAAAGCATATCTGCTGGCGACATTGGACGCGGCATCGATGGTACAGCGGAGGTCACGCGACCTTCAATTGAAGAGCCAATCCTAGACGGATTTGATGAGCCTACAGGGCCAGCCTCGGATCAACAGACCGGTCAGCTTATAACGGATATGTTTGGTGCTGATGAGGTGGATACGCCACCAGCAGCGGTGGCGCAGGCAGATCTTGAAATGCAATCCGCGCTTCAGGAGGTGCAAGATAAGATCCAGCCAGATTGGCAACCATATATGGCTATGGAAGCTGGCGACACTCTTGTTGCTATGAAAGACATTGTTCCGGTCAATGTAAGGGCTAAAGGGGTTGTAAACTCTCTTGGCTACATGGTTCAATCTGCAAACAATGAAATACCAAAACGCGGGTCATTACTTCTTAGAGATAATGGTGACGGAACTTTCTCAGTTCGAGATGGCAATTCTACATACTCAATTGCAAAAGCTGCAGGCTGGTCTGAAGTGCCTGGCAAAATAATTGATGATGCTCAGTACGCTTCTGAGTTATCTCGCAAAGCGGCAGATCGCATTCTAAACCAAGACGCGCTTGGTAAAAATAAAATGCGCTATGTCGTTGCAGAGACTCTTGGGCAAGATGAGGCTGACATTTTTGTTCAAAAACTATTGGAACGTCAAAGGTTTAAGACGGGTTTAGGGTTATTCCGCAAAGCCAAAAAGAACAACGAAACTCTGAACAAAGCAGCGGCTCAAGCTGCTGCTGATTTGGGGATCGAATTTGAACCAGCAAAGGTCAAAAAACTCAAACGAATAGAAGAAAAAGTTAGAGACAAATACAACGGAAAATATAACAGATTAACTGATGCGGCCAGAACTGGCATCAATGCAGCAACTATAGAAGAGGCAGACGCTTTTGTTAAAGCCATGTCTAAGAAATTTCATCTTGTAGATGAGGGATGGAAAATTACTCCGGCTGGATACGTTGACAGAAAAATAATGGTTATCTTTGATGATAAGTCATTAGGAGAAATTCAAATCTGGCCTCCTGGAATGCTCAACGCAAAAGAAAATCCAACACTTTTTGAAAAATCTGGTCACGATTACTATGAAATATTAAGAAGTGTAGACTCAACTGATGTTGAAATAGCAGACGCTAATCAAAAAATGATAGAGATCTATGGGGCTGTTACGTCTACGCTAGACCAATCATTTGCTCAAAAGCTTGGGATAGGAGCGCCACGCGCCAGCAGTGTAGACTCAACTTTGTCCTCTGGGATTTCTTCAGAGCCTTCGTCTGTTACTACAGCGCGAGCTAGTTCCTTGGAACCACCTACAGGAGACCAACCGTCCTCTGTATCCCAGATCATGCCAAGTGGACCTTCGATGGCTGCAATAGAGCCGAAGTCGAACCTAAATAATTTCATGGATGATACCTCCGATTCCAATTTAGATATCGCTTCGGCAAATGTCAATATGGATCTTGAAGTTCCTGTAGGTCAAAGGCTCAATCCAGATACTAATGAGCTTGAGGCTGTTTCAATGCCTATAAAAGACCTTCGTGCCATGATGGATGAAGAAGACGCTGTAATGAAACGGTTGGAGTTCTGTACGATATGAGTTTTAGAAAATGTATTGACGATGGTGTTGCTGCCGGTGAGCTTTCTTCTGAAAAGGCTGAAGAGATCAAAACCCTTTTTGGGGATCTTGAGGTTCAGTATAACAAGCAAATGGGTTTTGCTGCTGCCAGCTCTAAGGCTGCTTTAGATACATCTGCGGCTATAAAGAAAATGTCTAAGGAAAAGAAGCGCCGCGCAATGTTACAGGCTAAGACCTGGACAAAAATACGAATGCACATGGATACATTCGTAACGGCTGTTACAGGCGAACAAAATAAATACAAAGCTACGTTTGATGTTTTTGAGCAATCTGTAACATCTCGTTTTAACAGTGTCGCCCAGGTGCAAAGCGCAGTCCGATCCAGAGCCACAGCAAAAATGGATCAGTTTCTTGGAACATTTAAAAGAAACATTATTGGCGAGACTCGGGAAAAGGCAAGGTTAGAAAATGTTATCAGTGAGATATTCAAGCCAGGATCGACCGATGATATTTCGGCGCGACAAATGGCTGAAGCTTGGGCCGAAGCTGCTGAATATTTAAGGTTAAGGTTTAACGCTGCTGGTGGTGCTATACCGAAACGCAAGGATTGGGGTATGCCTCAATTCCATAACTCTGTTGCGGTTGCTGCTGCTGGATTTACTTCGTGGCGAGATACGATCCTTCCAAAGCTTGATGTTAATAAAATGATTGATGAGCAAACGGGACTGCCATTTTCTAAGCAAAAGCTTGAGCTTGTTTTGGAGGATGTTTTTGAAACGATACGGACAAACGGTCAGAATAAAAACAAACCTGGGAGCTTTGCCGGCAATCAATCTTTTGCTTCACGACATCAGGACCATCGCTTCCTTGTATTTAAAGATGCTGACAACTGGATGAAGTACCAAGAGGCGTTTGGAAATCCCAATGCTTTCGATGTTATGATGGCCCATATCGATAATATGTCCAGAGACATTGCGTTGATGGAGGTGATGGGTCCAGATCCAAAGACCACTTTGCGATTTATGAAAGACACCCTTACGAAGGAAGCCAGTCTATCTGGTGACGCAAAGCAGATTAATAGTGCATCAAAAGCAAATGCGTTTCTCGATGATCTGTATTCAGCCACGGTAGGGACAAACAATGCACCGGTGGACGGCGTATTGGCGACAACTATGGCTGGCACAAGGAATGTTCTGCACTCTGCCCAGCTTGGTAGCGCAGCTATTGCCGCTATAACCGATACTAATTTTGGGCGGATAGCCAGGACAATGAATGGCCTTCCCCAAACTAAGATGATTTCAAAGTATTTAGAGTTTATGAACCCGCTTTCTCTTGAGGAAAAGGGCCGCGCAGCAATTAGGTTAGGTCTTACTGCTGAAGGCTGGTCCACCTTAGCTGCTGGGCAAATGCGGTATGTAGGGGAGATATCAGGGCCAGAAGTTACCAGGCGCATATCTGATTTTGTTATGAGAGCTTCATTGCTTTCTCCGTGGACGCAGGCGGGTAGATGGTCTTTCGGTATGGAGTACCTCGGATTCTTAGCTGACAATGTTAATTTACAGTTTAAGGATCTTCCTGCAAATATGCAGAAAAGCATGGAGCATTATAATATTGGGGCTGATAAGTGGGAGATCATTCGGAAGACGCCTTTGTATGATTACGAAGGGGCTAAGTTCATAAGGGCTGAAGACATCGAGGCTCGCACCGATATAAACCCAGAGCTGGCCCGTGATTTAGCAACAAACCTATCTGTAATGATTGACACAGAAACTAACTTTGCTGTCCCTAGTAGCTCTCTCCGTGGGCGTGTGGCGATCACAGGTGATGCCAAACCTGGGACATTAGCCGGTGAGCTTACACGGTCCTTTGCAATGTATAAGAATTTTGGTGTTACCCTGGTAAATACACACATCATGCGCGGCTTGGCCCAGCCTACCGGCAGAGGGAAGGGTGCTTACTTTGCAGATCTAATGATAAGCACAACGCTTATGGGCGCTCTTGCGATGCAGCTAAAGGAAATGGCAAAGGGTAGAGACCCACGGCCAATGAATACCGCTGAGTTTTGGGGCGCTGCTTTCATGCAGGGTGGTGGCCTCGGTATCTATGGCGACTTTATGTTTGGCAGTGTCAATAGGTATGGTGGCGGTTTGGCTGAAACCATTGCCGGTCCCGTAGTAGGATTTGCAAACGATGTTTCTCAGCTAACAGTAGGCAACATACTACAGGCCGCACAAGGTAAAGACAGTAATGCTGCTAGTGAGTTTCTAGGATTTGCCGGACGATATACCCCTGGATCTAGCTTATGGTATGCACGACTTGGGCTTGAAAGATTGGTTATTGACCAGGGCAAACTGTGGGTCGATTCTGATACGCGCACAAAGATGCGTAGAAACGCAAGCAAATATAGAACGCAATACGGTCAGAAATACTGGTGGTCACAGGGAGACATCCTTCCCGAAAGAACCCCAGAGCTGTCAAACGTGTTTGAGTAAATGGAATTAATCTGCTATAGAGTGAACAAAGGAACGGGAAAACGACATGAGTGATATCGCAATCAATCCAGTAACCCGCCGGGTTCAGTTCACAGGCAATACCGGAACCGGTCCATATGCCTTTACTTTCAACATCTTGGTCGATGGTGATATCGCAGTCTTCAAGGGGACTACGGAGCTAACGCTTACCACTGATTACACGGTCAGTATTAACGCGAATGGAACGGGATCTATCACTCTAACTGTTGCCCTCATAGCATCTGACGTTCTTACAATCATTGGTGGTCGTGAGCTTTCACGGACTACAGACTTTGTTACAGCCGGGGATCTTCTGGCTTCTAGCTTAAACGAACAGCTAGACAGTAACGTGATTATGACCCAACAGCTCGATGAGAAACTTGGGCGTGGTTTGTTTGTGAACCCTGGTGATGTGTTTACTGACCTAGAGCTTCCCCTGAAGGATGATCGCAAAGGTACAGTTCTTGGGTTTAATGCTACTACGGGTGATCCAGAGCCAGGTCCAGAGATTGCTGATGTCGATTCACTAGCAAATATCTCTGCTGACATTAAGACTTTGGCAGAGATCCAGGACGGTACGGTTGCGACTGACGCTATTACAAACGTCAATACGATCCGCACAGATGTGACAACGGTATCGGGCATATCTGGAAACGTCTCCACGGTTGCTGGTATTAGCGCTGATGTTACGACTGTTGCGGCTGATGGATCTGACATTGGTACTGTCGCAGGTATATCGTCTGATGTTACAACTGTTTCTGGTATCAGCGGCAACGTAACTTCTGTTGCTGGAAATGCGTCTAATATTAATACTGTTGCTGCTGACGGTGCTGACATTGGGACCGTGGCAACATCTATTACAAACGTGAACACTGTTGCGACAGACATTGCTAATGTAAATACAAACGCAACAAACATTGCATCGATCAATACTAACGCAACAAACATTACTGACATTCAGAATGCGAGTGCGAATGCTGCATCTGCTTTAGCCAGTAAGAATGATGCCGCTACTAGCGCCACCAATAGTGCTAACAGCGCCACTGCTAGTGAAACATCTAAGGTGGCTAGTGTTGCTGCGCAGGCTGCTGCTGAGACCGCAGAGACCAATGCTGAGACAGCACAGACCGCTGCCGAAGCTGCGCAAACTGCGGCTGAAACCGCTGAAACAAACGCTGCTACCAGTGAAACTAATGCTGCAAGCTCTGCTGCATCTGCATCGACTGACGCTGGGACGGCTACGACTAAGGCTGGGGAAGCTGCTGCATCGGCATCTGCTGCAAGCACCTCTGAGGCTAATGCTGATACGTCAGAGGCCAATGCCTTAACATATAGCTCAAATGCTGCAACAAGCGCCGCCGCTGCCGCCTCTAGTGCCGCTGGCATTGCTGGCTATGACTTGGACGTTATTGCTGAAACTAAAGGCGTCACAGCCGTAGACGTATTCGTGTATGACACCAGCAAGGACAGTGACGGTGGTGCATGGCGTAAGCGCACCCAGCACACAAGCTGGTATCAGGAGACCTTGAACACTGCTACTCGTGGTTCTCGTCGTGAGTTCCCTGCGGTTGCTGTGATTGTGGCTGAGACTACTAAGGTCACGATCTACGATGGTGATGATCCAAGTCTGCCGATGTGGGTGGTGTTTAATGCTGGTGTAGGTTCTGGGGTGGAGATATGGCGCACGGGCCGAAATGCCACATCTGTAGTAATGCAAAATGGTGTTCTCTGCTTTGGAATTGAGGGGTCTGGGACAACTTATACAGGGGTCTATGCTGCTCGGTTTATTGAAGATACGGTTCAGCGATATTCTGTAGCGGGCGTAAGAGGAGCTGGCCTTACAGTAAGTTTGAGAAACGACCACGATGCTGTAGTTGCTATTGTTGACGCAGGGGTTGCTTTGGTAAACGGCGTGGTCAACGACGTCGCCATGACCGTGCTACCCAACGCCCCTATTGATGCAGCTACTGGGCTTCCTGTGCCTACTATTGCAGTGGCAACGGATGGTGGCGTGAGTGTTATTACTGACAGTGGTGCTGTGTATGATATTACTTGGGCAAACCATGGAGCCTGTGGCATTATAGCTTTCAACGGCATCAATCAAATTGTAGTCTCCCACGATGCGGTCGCAACACGGAATAGGTTCGTTCATGTTTTTGACCTACCAAGCACTGATATTTCAGAAGGCAATGGGTATAGCAAAGGTTCTGCCGTTTTATACTTGAATAGCACCACTAATGCTTCTGACTTGAAGCTATTGAGTGATTATGGCAAGGGTCTTGATGGTGGCACGCACGGCGGCATCAACGGGCTAGCCTTTTTTGACACTGAAAAAGTCGCCTACACCACCTCCACATACAACACAGGCTGGATGAACGGCGACATCAAGGGTGCCTTCCTGTCTGACACCGACGACACTGACTTGGTTGGTAATGAGTTGGTGACGAATGGCACGTTTGATACGGATACTGATTGGACAACAATAAACAAC